AACGTAGGTAGTTTTGCCAAAGACGAGGAAGGCATTGGTACAGGAATGGTTGGTGCACCTGCTTGTGGTGACGTAATGAAATTACAAATAAAGGTAGAAGATGGTATTATTAGAGATGCTCGTTTCAAGACATACGGATGCGGTTCCGCAATCGCTTCTAGTTCACTCGTTACAGAATGGGTCAAAGGAAGAACACTGGATGAAGCGCAAGCTATCAAAAATAGCGACATTGCTGAAGAACTTGCTCTACCGCCAGTAAAGATACACTGTTCAATTCTAGCAGAGGATGCCATTAAAGCCGCAATAGAAGATTATAAAAAGAGGCAAGCATGTTAGAAACAATCTGTAATGTGCTACAAGAAGCATACAAACGAAATTGGATTACCAGCCGAGATGGTAATGTAAGTATAAGACATCATGGCCGTGACCATTTTTACATTACACCAAGTGGTGTGCGTAAACAAACATTACAGCCAGATCAGTTTAAAAAAATAAGCATTGATAAATGGATTAATAGCGGATACGGTACAGGTGTGTTTGGATATGCATGGAAAGAATTAGAGTATACTGCTATCAGCTCTGCATTAAAGCCTAGTGGAGAGATTCCTTTACACTTTGGTCTACAAAAAGAGTTAGGACAACATAGCAATGATGTTCGTGTAGTTGTTCATGTGCATCCTACATATTGTGTAGCGGCTATGCATGCCGGTATTGATTTGAGTACTATTGTTAATGACTTTCCAGAACTTAGTCGTTATACAAAAGTCGCACCCAATGTACCAGACGTTCCTCCTATTAGTCAAGAACTAGCCGATCAATGCTTTGAAAAACTAGAACTAGATAGTATGGGCAATATTGCCTACGATATTGTAGGTATTAAAGGACACGGTGTTGTTGCTATTGATACAAGCCCATGGCGTGCCTATGAACACATTGAACGATTAGAACATATTTGCAAGATAGTACTTGCATCGGGAAAATATTAAAATGAGCCAAGCACAGTATAATTTAAAAACTAAGACAGACTATTTAAATCGCAAGATGTTTTTGGATCCAGCAGGTCCAGTTACTATTCAACGATTTGAAGAAGTTAAGTATAAAAAGATTGCAGACTTTGAAGCAACAGCACGTGGCTTCTTTTGGCAACCAGAAGAAATTAGTTTGAGTAAAGATGCTAATGACTTTAAAGATGCATCTGATGCAGTTAAACATATCTTTACTTCAAACCTATTGCGTCAAACAGCACTAGATAGTTTACAAGGACGTGGCCCAAGCCAAATCTTTACGCCTGTTGTAAGTTTGCCAGAATTAGAAGCCCTTGTCTATAATTGGACATTCTACGAAACAAACATTCACAGTAAGAGTTACAGCCATATCATTCGTAACATCTATAATGTGCCAAAGGATGTGTTCAATACTATCCACGACACTATAGAAATCTTAGACATGGCTAGTAGTGTAGGCAAGTATTATGATGCATTACACGAACTTAACTGTTCTAAAGAAGTAGGACTTCCTGTTACAGAAAAAGAACATATTAAAGCAATTTGGTTAGCTCTTAATGCATCATACGCACTAGAAGCGTTCCGCTTTATGGTTAGCTTTGCTACAAGTCTAGCAATGGTTGAGAACAAAATCTTTATTGGTAATGGTAACATTATCAGTTTGATCCTACAAGATGAACTACTACACAAAGGTTGGACTGCCTACTTGATTAATCAAGTAGTCAAAGAAGATAGTCGTTTTGCCGAAGTTAAACTAGAATGCGAAGCAGAAGTTTATGCTTTATATATGGATGTTATCCGTGAAGAAAAACAATGGGCTGATTACTTGTTCCAAAAAGGACCTGTGATTGGTTTAAATGCCGCTATTCTGAAAGACTTTGTGGATTATACAGCAGTTGGAGCACTTAAAGATATTGGTATCAAATATCAGCAAGCCGCTCCAAAGTCTACACCAATACCTTGGTTTAATAAGCATACAGATACAAGTAAAAAACAAACAGCCCTACAGGAAAATGAATCTACCAATTATGTTATTGGAGTTATGTCAGAAACTATTGACTACGACGAGTTACCTGCGCTATAATAATTAGAAGGAAAGAAAAATGAAAGCGATAGTATGGAGTAAAAACGCCTGCCCATTTTGTGTACAGGCAAAAGCATTATTAGATATGAAGGGTATCAAATACGAAGAACGTAATGTTCAGGAAAATTGGACTAAAGAACAATTACTAGAATCAGTACCTACAGCCAGAACTTTGCCACAGATATTTTTAGACGATAATTATATAGGCGGGTTCACAGAACTTAAAAAACATTTCGAAAAGGTATAATATGTTAATTTCAAAAGGTATTGCAGAAGGTGAAATTGTAACAATCAAAACTACAGCAGGTGAAGAGATTGTTGCTAAACTAGTAGAAGATGGTCCATTAGGCGTTAAAGTTAAAAAGCCATTGTGCCTTACAGCAACTAAAGAAGGTGTCGGACTTGTTCCGTTTTTGTTTACTACAGATCCAGATGCTGAAGTAACTATTAATAAAAATACAATTATGGTTTTGGCAGCAACAATTAAGGATGCGGCTGATACTTACATCCAGCAAACAACTGGCATTAAATTAGCATAAGAGATTAATTATGCCATATTTACGTCCCGTTATTCCTACAGTGCCTGGCTCAAGTATAGCAGGGTTGGCAACTGTAGCCGGAGTTCCAACAGTTGGATTTCCATATCATGCGTATTTAGAACGTATTGCAAACGCATTAGAGAATTTATCTGAAACTACATATATTTTAGCCGGTGAGTTTGTTCCAGTACAACCTGTAAGCTCACTTGCCAGTGTAGCAGGAGTTTTAGCTGGATCTGTTGTAACGGGATTACCTCCATCTGCGGTATCGCTTATGGTGCCAGGAATGGTCCTAACAAATCTAACTGCGGCACCTGTAACAGGAAGTGGCTGGTTTAGTGGACTAACAAAAATTGCTACTATTAACAGTACTACTTCCATTACAATATCAAGCCAGTTTCCATGTATAGATGGTGAAGTAACTTTTATGGCTGGTGGGTATGGCACATTAACTTGTACTCCTCCAGTACCAATTAGTCAAGCAGATCCTCGTCCAGGTATGCTATTGTCTGGACAAGGCATATTGCCAGGAACATTTATTGTAGACTATGTAGTCCCAGGAGTTGCTACTGAATTTTATGTTAGTGTACCACAAATTGGTACTGTAGCCTTAATATCGTGTGCTGGCGGATTCTCGGCTATGGCACATTCTATAAACACTATGGAAGCAGACTTGTCGGCACTAACTAATATGGCAAACAATCAAGGTGTGCATACTGTAGATCCTTATACTCTAGTAGAAAAGGCAACACAGTATTCATATTTTGCAGAAAATCCAGCGGCCCTGGATAAACTAATTGCAGGTCTTGCTAGCCTGCCAACAGAACTAGCAACCCTCAAGAACATCCTCAAAGGTGTTACAAAATTACCATAATCAAAGGAGACAGTATGTCAAAATATCAAGAGTTTACAAAATTAGTAGAAGCAATGGAAGGTGACTTTGAAAAGTTCTACGACAAAGAAGTAGGTGCCGCAGGTACTCGCGTTCGTAAACATTTGCAAGAACTAGCTAAGTTGTGCAAAGAAACACGCAACGATGTTACCGCAGTTAAAAATGCTCGTAAGGAAGCAAAGTAATATGAAAAAAGTTTTGGCAATTTTATTGTTAACACTTACATCATTGGCTCATGCTGATGGATGGCATCATGGCGGCGGACACTATGTTTACCGCCCAGGATATGGTTGGGTAGTTCCGGCAGTAGTCGGTGGAGTAATTGGTTATGAAATTGCTCGCCCAAGACAGCCTGATGTTATTGTAGTACAACCTCAACCTACTATGCCTCCACCAGCGGCACCAGTTTGGCCACAACCAGCTGGCTACCATTGGGAAGCTATTCTCGATGCTAGTTGTAATTGCTACAGAACAGTTCTAGTACC